GGTGCAGAGGCCACAATTGTTATTAATAGTCAGAGAAGAGTAGAATCAATAACAATTTCTAAAGGTGGAAGTGGATATACTTATGCAAAAGTAGATTTGACAACATCTGGATTCCCAACATCTGATATCAGTCCAATATTTGATGTAATAATCCCACCACAAAATGGCCATGGATATGACATTTACAGAGAATTGGGAGCATCAAATGCGTTAATATATTCGAGAATAGAAAATGATTTTCAAAATCCAGATTTTGTTGTAGGTACAAAAATAGCTAGAGTTGGAATGGTTGAAAATCCAAAATCATATCAATCTAATGAAATTTTAACTATTCCAAAAGCTAGTGCAGTTGGAGCATTGAAATTAAAAGGAATTAATTCGGAAGATGATTATAAAATAACTTCCTTTAGTGAAAATCAAATAATTCAACAAACTGTTGGAGCTGGATTGACAGCTTATGGAATTGTATTAGCGTACGATAAAATTACAGGAGTATTGAAATATAGACAAGATAGAACTTTATTTGGATATACTTTTAGCTTGACAGATTCTTTAAATCCTTCTCTTCCCAAACAACTATTAAGTTTTACATCATCGCCTTCCACTGGAGGATCATTAATTATATCTGGTGGAAGTTTGAATTTAGAAATAGATAATAATTTTAATGGAGATTCTGTCACTATAAATAATAGAAATTATTATTTTGGACAAGAATTTGTAGATGGAATATCAAACCCAGAAGTTCAAAAATACTCTGGAAATATACTATATGTAGATAATAGACCATCCATTACAAGATCTACCAACCAAAAAGAAGACATAAAAATTGTTTTGCAATTCTAAAAAATTATGCCCCAAATAACAAATTTAAACGTTTCTCCGTATTTTGATGATTTTGATTCGAACAAAAACTTTTATAAAGTTTTATTCAAACCAGGATATCCAATTCAATCTAGGGAATTAACTGGACTGCAGTCAATATTGCAAAATCAAATTGAAAAATTTGGGAATCATATTTTTAAAGATGGATCAGTTGTAATTCCTGGGGCATTCACTTTATCAAATTCACCTAATATAACTTTAGAGGCATCCTATCAAGGAATAAGTGTATCACAATATACAAAAAATTTACTTAATAAAATAGTACTAGGAAATCAATCTGGTATTAGAGCGAGAGTTGTATATGTAGATGGAAATAATCTATACATAACTTATCTAGAAACAAATGAATTAACTGGAGCAAGCACGTTTTTTCCAAATGAAATTCTATTAACAGAAGAATCTATTCCAATCATTGAAGGTGGAAATAGTTTAATAAGATCTGGAGAAGGAATTGGAGTTGTCTCAGATCAAAATTTAGGAGTAATATTTACTTTATCTCCTGGGGTCTTTTATATTAGAGGATATTTTGTAGATGTAAAATCCCAATCTTTGATTTTAAGTAAAACCGATTCTAATATTTCTTGTAAGGTTGGATTTGAAGTTTTAGAATCTATTATAACTTCTGATCAAGATCAATCTTTATATGATAACGCTCAAGGATTTTCAAATTTTGCTGCTCCAGGTTCTGATAGGTTAAAAATAGAGGTAATTTTAGCAAAAAGAGAATTTGAAAATCAAACAGAATCTTCTTTTATACAAATTGCTTCTATTCGTAATGGAATAATTGAAAATATAGTAAAAAATCCACAATATAATATCTTAAAAGAAGAACTTGCAAGAAGAACATATGATGAATCTGGAAATTATTATGTAACTCCTTTCACTTTAGAAATAAAAAACTCGTTAAATAACCTGAAAGGTAACAATGGTGTTTTTAAAGAAAATGAAAGAACATATTTAAATAATATTCCTAGAGATGATTTAGGTTTATATAGTATTTCTCCTGGAAAAGCATTTATTCAAGGTAATGAAGTTGAAATTGTTTCTAATTCATTATTAGATTTTGAAAAACCAAGAAATACCAAAACTTTTAAAAATCAAAGTGTAATTTATTCGACGGGGGCAACATACACTCTTAATAGAGTAATTGGAGCTCCAAATATTGGATTATCTACAAATTATACTGTTAGTTTAAGAGATGAAAGAGTAGGAGCTTCTAGTACTTTATCGTATGGAAAAGAGATAGGAATTGCAAGAGTTTATGATTTCGCTTTGGAATCTGGATCTTATAATACCACAAATTCCTCTATAAATCAATGGGATATTTCACTATTTGATATTCAAACCTATACTGAAATTACTTTAAACGAAACTGCTAATATTCAAACTCCTGCATATATCAAAGGTGCTGCAACTGGATCTATTGGATTTTTAAGATTTGATGTGAATAATTCTGGAATTGCTACAATTTATAATACTAATGGAAATTTTGCAGTAGGAGAAAAATTAACAGTAAATGGAGTTGATATATCCAGAGTTTCTACTGCAATATCTTCATATGGATTAGGTGACGCAAAATCATTATATTCAAATTCTGGAATAACAACTTTTTCTGGAGATATTATCCAGAGCACTAGATTGGAAATTCCATCAACTACAATAACTTCTGTACATAATGGAATATGTACAATAACCTCAGGAAATTATAACTTTATCCCTAATGTAAATGTTAATAACTTAGTTTCATTTACAAATCCAGGATTTAGTACTAGTACTATAGCAAAAATAAATTCTGTTTCGGAAAAGTCTATTACTATTTCTGGTTTAACAACAGTTTCTGGAGTTTATGAGGGAAAATTGCCCACTACACAAATTTCTCCAAATGATTTTAAAGTTTTAACCTCCAAACTTCAAAATTCTTCGGATAATACTTTATATACACCTTTACCTAAGAAAAATATATCAACATTAAATCTAACAGATTCTTATATTATTATAAGAAAACAATTTGATGTCAATATCACTAATAATTCAGTAAATATACCTCCAAATCTTTTAGGAGAAAATGAATTTTTCCTTCCTTTTGATGAAGAAAGATACTGTTTATTAAGATCTGATGGAAATACAGAAATATTGACTTCAGATAAATTTACAATATCTTCTGGAGGAAGAGAGCTAACAATACAAGGTTTGGGATCTGATAGTAGAGCTATTCTTACAGTTACCCTTCAAAAAAATAAAATAAGATCAAAATCTAAAATTAGAAATAAAGTAAAAATAATAACAGTAGATAAATCTAAGTATAGTTATTCTGGAATTGGAAATACAACGAACAATGACGGGTTAGTCTATGGAAATTATCCATACGGGACTAGAGTTCAAGATGAAGAAATTTGTTTGCTTTATCCAGATGTAACTAAAATTCATGCAATTTATGAATCTTCCTCTATTAATTCACCAGATCTTCCCGCATTAATTTTATCAAATATTGACGGTCAAACTAATTCTACAAGTGATTTTATATTAGGAGAAGAATTTATAGGATCTGAAAGTGAGTGCATAGGAATTTTTGTCGCACAAGTTTCTTCATCTCAAATATCTTATATTTCTCTTAATGGAAAATCATTTAAATTGGGTGAAACCATTTCTTTATTAGAATCTGGAGTTACATCTCAAATTTCTTCTATATTGGATGGTGACATTAATATAACCGATAAATTTAGTTTTGATGATGGACAAAGAAGTACAATTTATGATTATTCGAGAGTAAAAAGAAAACAAAATACTCAAGAACCATATAGAAAATTAAAGATTGTTTTTGAATATTCTTCATATTCACAATCAGATACTGGAGATATTACTACAGTAGATTCATATAACAAATATGATTACTGTGATATAAGATCAATTAATGGAATAAGAAATTCTGATATTTTAGATATTAGGCCAAGAGTAGATGAGTATATTGTTTCAGAAAATTCTAGGTCACCATTCGAATCTGTAGGAAAAACTTTTTCCGAAACCCAAAATTCTGCAAATAATGTTTTATCTTCCGACGAATCTATAATACTAGATTATTCGATTTATTTACCAAGAATAGATAAAATATTTTTGTCAAAAAATGGAAGTTTTCAAGTCCAAATTGGAGAATCATCTGAATTTCCAGAAGCACCTCTACCAATTGACGGATCAATAGAAATAGCAACAATTTCTCATCCAGCATACCTATGTGATCTAAAATCATCAAATATAAATTTGACAGATTACAAGAGATATACAATGAGTGATATTTCTAAATTAGAAACTAGAATTAAAAATTTAGAATTTTACACTACATTATCATTATTAGAAACTACTACGTCAAATCTTTCCATTAAAGATTCTAATGGTGTGGATAGATTTAAATCTGGATTTTTTGTAGATAATTTCACTAGTATAAAACCTCAACTTTTAGGAAACAAGATAAAAAATTCTATAGATGATAAAACTAATGAATTAAGACCCAGTTCATATACAACAGAAGTTGGATTATTAATAGGATCTAGATCTTTAAATGGAATTGGAAATACATTAAACCCAACTGTTGATATTAAATTTGCTAACGATTTAGTAGGTGAAAATATAAGAAGGAGCTCTGTTACCTCAGACTCTCCTGGAATGGGGGTCATAACTTTAAATTATAGAGAAGATCTTTTCTTAGAACAACCATTTGCAACAAGAATTGAAAATGTAACTCCATATTTAGTAGCAAATTATAATGGAAATATAGATTTAAACCCATCTTCTGATATTTGGGTAGATTCTATTAGAATTGAACCATTAACTTTGAGTGGTTTTACAAATTATAACGAAAGGACGACTCAAATAACACAATCGGACTTAAACTCACAAACTGGGTGGGCGCCCGTAATATGGGGAGCATGGGAAACTCAATGGACGGGATCGACATCAACGGATATACCCTCTAGAGAAATTACCACTACTGACATTAGAGGTGGTGGAACAGTTACAACGACTTTAGAAACTGTGAATAGAACTACGACTAGAACGGGAACTAGTTCTAGATTGGGATCTACTAGAAATATATCATCTTCAGATAGTACTGTAAATTTAGGAGATAGAATATTAAGTGTTGATGTTGCAACATTTATGAGATCTAGAAATATTGAGTTTAGAGGTCAAAAATTTAAACCACAAACTCAAATATATGCTTTCTTTAATAATGTCAATATCAATAAGTTTGTATTTCCAAAGTTAATTCAAATTCAAATGATTTCTGGAACATTTGTTTCTGGAGAAACTGTACTATCAAGAACAAATCAATCCACTTTTGATTCTCAAAATTCTCAAGAAATTGCAAGAATAAGATTTAGATTATCACAATTAAATCATAGATCTGGACCATTTAATAACCCTACGGACACTTATATTAATAATCCATACGATAGAAGTATCTTACCACCAACATATTCTACAACATCTACTCTATTAAACGTAGATCTTACTTCATTATGTTCTCAGGAATTGGGTGATTTTAGAGGTTATATTGAAAGTGGAATGGAGCTCGTAGGAAACACTAGTGGAGCTATTGCCAGAGTTACAGAAGTAAAGTTGGTTACAGATTCATCTGGATATATTAATGGATCTTTCTTTATACCAAACCCAAATATTAGAAATAATCCTTCATTTAGAACTGGAAATGCTACATTTAGATTAACTAATAGTCTAACTAATTCTCAAATTGGAGGATTTGTAACTACTAGTGGAGAAGAAAATTATTATTCGACTGGCAATATCACCCCAGTACAAGGAACTGCAATTTCGGTAAGAAATGTATTAGTTACTCATGGATCAATATCACAATCAAGATCTGAGTCGGATACTACAACTTCTATTGTAGATATTAATGTATCTGCTCAAGTTAATTTACCACCTCCAGTGCCCGTTCCAGTACCTGTTCCAGTACCTGTTCCAGCACCAGCCCCTGCTCCTTCTCCAAGCCCGTCTCCATCACCAGTTCCCAATCCAGCTCCAAGGCCAGCACCAGCCCCAGTTCCATTTCCAGGAACTTCTCCATCCCCAAGACCAACACCAAATCCTGCACCAAGACCAGTTCCAGTACCTGTACCATCTCCAAGACCGTCTCCAGTGCCAGTGCCAGTACCAGTACCTGCACCTAGGCCAGCACCAGTACCAGTACCAGTGCCAGTGCCAGTACCTGCACCTAGAACAGCTATTCAACCTCCTAGACCAGTTTTTACTGGGGGAAGAAACACTCCAGGAAGATTGGATCCATTAGCTCAAACTTTTTCAGTAGGATCAGAGTCCGATTCAACAGGAATTTTTATTACATCAATAGATTTATTTTTCCAAAGTAAAGATTCTCAAATTCCAATTTTTATAGAATTAAGATCTGTTTCTTTAGGAACTCCAACAGAACACGTATATCCATTTTCTAGAAAAGTAATAACTCCAGATAAAATTTTAATTTCTGAAGATGCTTCTATTGCAACTAAAATTATATTCGATTCTCCCATTTTCTTGGAGGGAAATAAAGAACATGCAATCGTTATAGGATCAGATTCTACACAATATAATGCATGGATTTCTAGACTTGGAGAATTTGATATAAGAACTGCATCTGGTCCAGAATCTAGAAATGTGGTAGTTAGTTCTCAACCAATACTTGGTTCATTATTTAAATCTCAAAATGCCTCTACTTGGACACCATCTCAATTTGAGGATTTAAAATTTAATTTATATTCTGCATCTTTTGTCCCTGAAGGAAGCTTAAGCTTCTTTAATCCAGAATTAACACAAAATAATAAACAAATTTCTACTCTTATAAAAGATTCTTTAGAAATAAAATCTAAAAGAGTTAGAATTGGAATTGGATCTACTTTACAGGATAATACTTTGACAGTGGGAAATACTGTACTTCAAACTGGATCTTATGCAAATGGTAAATATATTGGTGGTGCTGGAATTGCAACTAATACTTTAAAAATAATTAATGCTGGAATTGGATTTACACCATCTCTAAACACTTTTTACACATTTAATAATGTTCCATTGACATCTATAAATGGAAATGGAAAAAATGCAACCGCAGATATAACAATCTCTCAAGGAATTGCAATTGGAGCAACAATAAGAAATGGAGGAACTGGATATCTTGTGGGTGAAATTGTTACTGCATCTCAAATCGGAATATCTTCTTTAGGAACCAATTTAAGAATGTCAGTTTCCAATATAGCAGGAATAAATGAACTTATCATCGATGAAGTTCAAGGTGATTTTATTGTAGGATCTGCAAATTCTTTACGTTACATAAACAATTCTGGAGTAACAACATTTTTAAATAATATTGTTGGTGGAAATGTAATTCTTTCTCAACCACAAGTTTCTGTTACGGACGGTCTTCATATCAAAGTTAATCATTCAAATCATGGAATGCATTCCAGAACTAATTCAGTATTAATTTCAAATGCAATTTCTGATATAAAACCAACAAGAATATTATCAACCTATGAAGCAAATGATAATATTTCTATTATTGTCGAAAACGCTTCTGAATTTTCAACTTTCGAAAATGTAGGAGTGGCATCAACCAATCCTGGATATATTTTAATTAATAATGAAATTATTGCATATGAAGGTGTATCTGGCAATTCTTTGACAAACATAACTAGAGGAATTGATAATACTAGCATCACCAGGCATTCTTCACTTTCATTGGTTTATAAGTATGAATTAAATAATGTTTCTCTAAGAAGAATTAATAAGAGGCATGAACTTCAAGATTCTACTATTTCAAATTCTATAGATTTAGATCACTATAATATAAAAATTGATATGTCTTCTGCGGGAAATGTTTTACCATTGCCAAGAGGACAGGTAAATAGGCAAGGAAATGTTAATTTCCCAAATCTATATTTCAAAACAAATAAAAATTGCGGTGGAATAGGAATTAATGCCACTCAAAATATTCAATTTGAAATATTAAATCCTATCGTGCAGACAATGGTTTTACCGAGAACCAGTATAAGTTCTAGAGTAAGAACAGTTTCTGGTCAAAGTGTTTCTGGAAATGAGGCTTCATTTGTAGATCAGGGATATCAAAATATCAATTTAAATTCTAATAACTATTTTAACTCTCCAAGATTAATTTGTTCCAAAGTAAATGAGGACTCGAAATTATCTCTATTACCAGGTAACAAGTCTTTTGAAATGCAAATTAATTTGAAAACTTTTGATAGTAGAATTTCACCAGTTATTGATTTAGATAGAGTTGGAATGATTTTAGTCTCTAATAGAGTTAATAGCCCTATAACAAACTTTATTGAAGACGATAGAATTTCAACGTTGAAAGATGATCCATCAGCATTTGTTTATGCTACAAAGCCGATACAATTGGAAGCTTCTTCTACATCTATTAAAATTTTAGTGTCTGCATACATCAATACTTATAGTGATCTTAGAGCATTATATTCAATATTAAAGGATCCAAATGAAGACCCAATTTATTACCCATTCCCTGGGTATTCTAACAGATTAGTTTCTGGAGAAGTTATTAATATTAATAATAACGATGGAACTTCTGATAATTTTGTTGCTAAAACTGATAATATCGGATTTGGGTCTAATGAATTAGTTTTTAAAGATTATGAATTCACTATTGATAATCTTCCACAATTTAGGTATTTTAGTATTAAATTAATTGGATCATCAACTTCTCAAACATATCCACCAAGAATAAGAGATTTAAGAGTCATTGCACTGGCATAAAATTTATGAAACGACCTGTAGATACAAATGCAAGTTTTTATAGAGATGAAACTAACAATGCAATAATTAATTCTAATATGGTTGAATATAATAATTATTTGCAAGTTAAAAATTTAAAAAATATCGAGTCTAAAAGAATAGATAATATTGAAAATAATTTAGATAATTTAAAAAATGAAATGACGGAAATTAAAAATCTTATGAAGGAAATTTTAAATGGAATTAAGTGAAATTATTTTAAAAGATATGTCGAATTTGTTTAGATATGAAAAATTATCTAGAGAAATTGATGAAATTAATGATATTGATGAATTAAAGTTATTATGTAAATATCAATCAAAATTATACATAAAGCAACAAGAAGTACTTACAGATTTAAAATGGCCCAACATACAATAACTTTCAATCCATTATCTGGGGTTTCTTATGTTTCAAATCTAGTAATTAATACTGGATCTGATTTTAAAGATACCTTTTCTGTGAAAGGAATAGATGGATCCCCTTTCAATATGAGTGGATGGACACTATCAAGTCAAATGGCAAAAAGTGTTTCTATAGGATCTTCCATGAATCCATTGGCAACTTTTAATGTAGGATTTACTAGTGCTTCTTCTGGAAAATTTTATATATCATTAAATTCTAGTATGACTAGAAATTTAAAAGAGGGTAGGTTTGTATATGATGTTTTAGTTAGTTCTGGAACAACTGTTTATAGAATTCTAGAAGGTAATATTTTAGTATTGTCTGGAATATCATCAGCACCATAAATATTTTATAGTAATAAAATCAAAATATGGCTCAACCAACTACCAGGCAAGAACTAGTAGATTATTGTAAAAGAAAATTGGGAGCCCCTGTTTTAGAAATTAATGTTGCGGATGAGCAAATTGACGATTTAATAGATGACGCTCTTCAATTTTTTCAAGAAAGACATTTCGATGGTGTTTCTCAAACATATTTAAAATATCAAATAACTCAAGAAGATATTGATAGGGGGAGGGGAATTCTTCCTGGAGCTCCAGGAATAACTACTACTACTGTAACAACATCTATTTCTGGACAAAGTGAAACTTTTAATTATTACGAATCTTCTAATTTTTTACAAATACCTTCTTATGTAATTGGAGTAAATAAAATTTTTCATTTTGAAGGATCCAATTCATTGTCAAGTGGAATGTTTAATATAAAGTATCAATTGTTTTTAAATGACATTTATTATTGGGGTTCAGTGGAATTATTAACTTATTCTATGGTTAAAACATATTTAGAAGATATTGATTGGCTTTTAACTACACAAAAGCAAATAAGATATAATAAAAGAATGGATAGATTATATTTGGATATAGATTGGAAAAGCGTGAAGGTCGGAGAATATTTTGTGATAGATTGCTATAGATTATTAGATCCAAATGATTATGGTAAAGTATGGAATGATTCTTTTCTTAAAATGTATGTAACATCTTTAATTAAAAAGCAATGGGGACAAAATTTAATTAAATTTCAAGGAGTAAAACTTCCTGGTGGAGTTGAGATGAATGGAAGACAAATATATGATGATGCTCAAAGAGAAATTGATAATCTCATGGAAAAAATGTCATCTACTTACGAACTTCCACCTCTTGATATGATAGGATAATTATCTATGTTAAATCCATTTTTTCAACAAGGTTCTAGATCAGAACAAAGTTTAATTCAAAGTATTATTAATGAATCCATTAAAATACATGGTGTTGATATTTACTATATACCAAGACAATATATAACTAAAAAAACTATTATCCGTGAAGTAATAGAATCCAAATTTCAACACTCTTATCCAATAGAAGCATACGTTGAAACTTATGATGGATACGGTGGTCAAGGAACTTTAATGTCGAAATTTGGAATTCAAGAAATGGATGACCTAACCCTTATTATTTCAAAAGAAAGATATGAAAGTTACATACAACCTTTAATAAAAGATTTACCAAAAATAGAATTATCCTCTAGGCCAAAAGAAGGTGATTTAATTTGGTTTCCGTTGGGGAATAGATTATTTGAAATTAAATACGTAGAACACGAAAAACCATTCTATCAACTTCAAAAAAACTATGTTTATGAATTAAGATGTGAATTATTCAGGTATGGTAATGAAATTATAGATACTGGAATAGAAAATATTGACAGTTTAGTAAAAAATGAAGGATACACTCAAACTTTAAAATTAATTGGAGTTGGCATCACTGCAAGTGCAGTTTGTTCTATATTTGATGGTGGGGTAAGATTTGTAACCCTAAGTAACAGAGGAACTGGATATACATCTGCACCATCAGTTGGATTTTCTTCATCACCACAATCTGGAGGAACATCTGTTGGAATATGCTCAATGATTGGTGGAATAGTTGATGTTTGTGAGCCAGATCCAGATCTACTTAGAGTTCAATCTGTAGAAATAATAAATCCTGGATATGGTTATACGGTTGCACCTAAAATTTCCTTTACTGGAGGTGGAGGATCTGGGGCAGCTGCAACGGCAACTATTGGAAATGGAGTTGTTGGATTAGTAACATTATCTTCCTCTGGATCTGGATATGTTCATTCTCCTTCAATAAGTTTTGTTGGATCTGCAACTTCCGTAGCTATAGCAACCTGTGTTGTTACCGATGGAGTAATATCATCAATATCTCTCATAGACGCTGGAATTGGATATACGGTTTCTCCGCAAATAATCATTGGAAATCCTTCTATGATTGGATCTGGAACTTTTAGTCTTAATGAAATTGTTGTAGGTAGTATAAGCAGTACAACTGCAAAAGTTAAGAACTGGAATTCTTCTACAAATAATTTAGATATTTACTATATTTCTGGAAGTTTTATACCAGGAGAAATAATTACTGGGCAAACTTCCGCATCTACCTATGTTTTAAAATCAGTAAATATATACAATGATGTTGAAAAATATGATGATAATTATCAAATTCAACTAGAATCTGATAAAATTTTAGACTTTTCTGAAAAAAATCCTTTCGGAAATCCTTAATTAATTGTTAAATAGTATTAAATAAAAGTAAAATTATGTTCGAATATTTTTATCACGAAATATTAAGAAAAACCATAATTGGGTTTGGTTCTCTTTTTAATAATATTAATATTAAAAAAATAAATGAAAATGGAGATGAAATTTCGTCAATTTTAGTTCCTCTTGCATATGGACCAATGCAAAAATTTCTTGCAAGACTGGAACAATCACCAGATTTAAATAAAAAAGTTCAAATTACTTTACCAAGAATGTCATTTGAATTTGTTGGTTTATCATATGATCCATCTAGAAAAGTAACAAATACTCAAACATTCTTATCTTCAAAAAAGACAGATGCATCTGACATAAGAAAGACATATATGCCAGTTCCATACAATATGGATTTTGAGTTGGTTATATATACAAAATTAAATGACGATATGCTTCAAATTATAGAGCAAATTATACCATATTTTCAACCTGGATATACATTATCAATAGATTTAATTAGTGAGATTGGAGAAAAAAGAGACGTACCAATTATTTTAAATAATATCAATATGCAAGATGAATATGAAGGTGATTTTTCTAATAGAAGATCTTTAATTTATACTTTAAATTTTACAGCTAAAACTTACTTATTTGGGCCTATTTCAAAATCAACTTCTTCGGACATTATTAAAAAAGTTTCCATCGGTCTTGTCAGTGGTTCTACATCAACTGGAAGAGATCTTACTTATACTGTAACTCCAGTTGCAACAAAAAGTTATACTGATGATACTACAACTATACTAACAACCGATATGGATTTAACCACAACTTTAATTGAAGTTCAAGATGCATCTCTATTATCGGAAAATTCCTATTTTAGTATTGGAGAAGAAACTATTAGGGTTTTGGATAAATCTAATAATAAATTAACAATTCAAAGAGGTTCCTATGGAACAAAAATTAATTCTCATGTAAGTGGATCCGAAATAAAATTAATAACAAATGCCGATAATGATTTAATTGAAGTTGGTGATGATTTTGGATTTAATGATAATTTATTATGAAAAAATACGATAAGTTGAACGATACATTTAATATAAAATCTGAAAATCACGATAAAATTGATGCTATTGAAGTATTTGATTCAGAATCAAATCTTTTAAAAAAACAGGTTGATTCTACATCAATTACTGATACGTTAAATGATATCAAAAAAGATTATGAATACACACGAGGAAATTTATATTCTATAATAGAAAAAGGCCAAGAGGCTATTAATGGGATATTGGAACTAGCTCAAGAAAGTGAAATGCCTAGAGCTTATGAAGTTGCTGGTCAATTAATAAAAAATGTATCAGATGCAGCTGATAAGCTCATGGATCTCCAAAAAAAATTAAAAGATCTAGAACAAGGATCTGTTAAAGGTCCAACAAATGTAACTAATGCTCTATTTGTAGGATCTACTGCAGAATTATCAAAGTTATTAAAAAGTAAAAAAGAGATAATAGAGGAATAAAATAATAACTATAAATAAATAAAAAGAAAGTCTTGTATTACAAGATATTATCCTATCTATTTTGAGGTTAGATGTCAGATCCAATAATTAGATTAAAAAGAACTCAAGTACCAGGAAGAGTTCCAACATTACAACAAATAGGTTTGGGTGAGTTAGCTATCAATCATTATGATGGTAGAGTATATGTAAGACAAGATACTGGTGGGGTAGGAATAAGCACTAGAGTTGTTCCTGTTGGTGCTGGAGCTTCATTAGGAAAGAGTATTTTTGTAACCAAAAACGGAGATGATAGCAATACTGGATTAAGTCAAGCTGACGCAAAACTTACTATTAAAGCGGCTTCTTTAATAGCAGAAGAGTTTGATACCATTAAAGTTTCTGCTGGATTATATATTGAAGATAATCCAATTACATTGAAAAAAAATGTATCGGTTGAAGGTTTCGAATTAAGAAACTGCTTAGTAACCCCAGATAATGTAGATCAAGATTTATTTTGGGTAAATGACGGTGTTCATATTACGGATTTAAGTTTTGTAGGTGAAAAATCAACTAATGGAGCTGCAGTAATAACTTTTGTTCCTTTATCTGGTGTTTCTCCAGATAGATTTTTTGATGCATCAAGAATGATTCGTTTTAATACTGAATATATTGCTAGAGAATCTGTAGGATTCTTAACCAGTGGTTTTAGTGGATGGGCTGGAAGTCATAGGGAACAAGATGCTGCAAGATTAATAGATTTAAACTTAGATTTTATTGCTGCGGAAGCTGTTGGATATCTCACAAGCACAGATTACAAAAATCCACCATTTAATATTGGAATAACTTCTATAAACAATTGTAAAGAAGATGTAATTAGCATCCTTGGAGCTGTATCATATGATTTAAAAGCTTCTGGAAATGAAAGATCTGTAGGGGCTGGCCTTTCATATTATGTTGGAGCAGCATTAACTCATATTACTGGGGTTACTACTGATGGATATAGTATTGCAGAAGCTACAATAGATACTTTTATACGTGCTGCTGGAATTGCAACTTATATTATCAACAATTATGCCTGGGGGAGTGTAGAGGGATCTTCGGTTGCGGTTACAACTGCAACATATGACAATCTATCTGGTATAACTACAATTACTGCTGTCGGTCACGGAGTAACAGTAGGAAGCGTAGTTAGACTATCAAATTTACAGTTTAGTTGCCCTGGTGGGTCTGGAATTACCACAGATTTATTTCCAGATTATACTAGGGGTGATACTTTCAAAGTAACACAGTATGTTGGTATTAATACATTTGTAGTGAATGTAGGTGCATCTACTATTCCACATTCTTATGTCGGTGGAGGAAATATTTTCCCAAGAACAAATTATCAATCTACTGAAACACAAGTATTTGATGATTCTGTAATTAGGGTAAAGAATGGATGTGTTGGAGTAGGGACTAGAATTGATAATTTAGTTGGAATAGTGACCAGTATAATTGGCATTGGAACAACTGCAGCTCCAGAAGTTCAAAAAGGAGTAATGCTTGATACTGAAAAATGTATTTCTGATATTCAAAAAGTTTGGAAAGCAGTATGTTATGATATTACAAGAGGTGGAAATTCCAAATGCGTTGGAGCTGGTCTTTCTTATTTTGATTCGAATGGAGAACCAATAGATATTATTTTAAAAAACACCAACGAATTTCAGCAAACTATTGATACATTAGATTATTCATTTAATGTTGCTAGAAGTGTAGTAAATAATTGTACTTGGGGTGGATATCCAAATGGAAATCCTATTAATATTTCAAGTATTCAATATGACAAAACTATAGGACTAACAACAATAACTGCAGTTGGACATGGACTTACTGCTAAAGATCCAGTAAAAATTCAAGGATTAGAGTTTGCTTGTCCAGAAGGATCTCCAAGTCCATTGATTAATGTTACTTCTGCAATATATGATAATATTTCTGGTCTTACAACAATTACAACACCTGCAGTTTCTCTTTCTTTGTTTAATCAAGGTGATAGAGTAAGATTAGAGAATTTAGTATTTGAATGCGATTCTGGTGGCGGACCAGCGACAGCATTATATCCCTCTGGAAACTTTGGATATGAATTTACGATTGTAGATAAAAATGAAGGATCATTTGTAGTAAATGTTGGACCATCTACTTTACCTCATACTTATGTTTCTGGAGGAAAAGTAAGAAGACTTTATACACCTGTTTTTTCAGTATCAACAGCTGTTTATGATAGACACACTGGTATAACTACAATCACTGCAGTTGGCATTGGTTCTACTACTGCCATTGGAATTTATGTTGAACCTGGTGATAAAGTTAAATTAGAAAATTTAGTATTTGAATGTAATTCTGGTGGAGGACCTTCAACAGCTCTATATCCATCTGGAAATAATGGGTACGTATTTACCGTTATATCCACTGCAGATGGTAGATACGTTGATGCTGCAAATTTAATCGATGCTAATAAACTAGAAATTATTGATAAATCTTTGGGTGCAATTGCCCTAGCTCATTCAGATTTTTATTTTCCTGGAGATAGTCAAACAACATCATACTCTAGATTCAAGGATGGATATAGATTAATTCAATACAATAAGCAAGAAATTATAGATAGATCCTTAGCATCTGTTGCTATTGGATTTTCTGATTTCTATTTTCCTGGGGATAATCAAACAAATGATAGATCCAGATATTTTGATTCGTATAGATTAATACAAAATAATAAAAGTGTGATTGTTGGGGCTGCATGGTCAGCTACTGCATCCGTTTATCCATCAATTATTTCTACAGAAACCAAATGCAAAAGAGATCTTGGTTATTTTGTGGATGCAATTTCCTTAGATGTATTCGCAGGTGGAAATAATTATGCAAGACAATTTACATTACAATATTTTGATGCAAATGGAGCTCCACTTAATAATGGATTAGTTGGTGAAATTGTAGAATCTAATTATGCTTTTGTACAGACAAGAGAATTGATGAAACAAGCAATTACAAATACTCTTGTTGGGGCTGCATATAGTGACCTTACAATTACTGCAGATCCTGTCACTGGAAGTAATACAGATCCAAACTCTTGTGCTAATGTTAGGAGTAATATTGATAATTTGGTCGGAATAGTTACAACTACATTAGGATTAGGTAATACATCATCTTTACCATCCGAAAATCTTGGTTATTTTAGCCAATCTGGAATAGGGACTACAAGTTCTCCTGGAGGATTTAAATGTGCTAGAGATCTTGGATATTTTGTTGATGCAGTATCTACAGATGTATTTACAAGTGGGAATAATTATGTAATACAATTTACTAAACAATATTTTAATAATAGTGGAGTACCAATTTCGAATGGATTGGTAGGTGAAACTGCAGAATCAGTTTATGCCTTCAATTCTGCTCGTGATGTGATGAAATTGGCAATTACGAATCAATTATATAGAAAAGATACCACAGTATCTGCTGGATCTTCATATTATAATGATGGTACTTCTACTATTCCAAATACTAGTATATCAGCATGTGCTGATGTTCAATCTAATATTGATAATTTGGTTTCTATAGCAACTCAAGCTATAACTGCTGGAAATTTAAATACTCTTAATAATATTGTAGTAAATATTGGAGAATTTAGTAGTGGAGAAAGCAAGTGTAGAAGAGACATTGCGTATGTCGTTGAAGCTATCTCAGATGATGTGCGAAACGGAACAAATAAAAATATTAGAGCAGCAACAAGAGCATATTTTGATGCAAATGGAGATCCTATTTCAAACGGATTGGTTGGTGAAACTTCTCAAAGTGTGACAGCATTCAATGCTATCGCAACTTATGCTAAAAAAGCAATTACAAATCAGTTGAATAATAAAGATCTTACAATTGCACCAGATACAAATCCTGGAATTGGAACTACCTCAAATGTAAATCCATATTCTTGTGCTAATGTTCAAACTAATATTGATAATTTAATTTCAATTATCACAACTACAATTACAAATGGAAACCTAACAGCATATCCTCAACTTTATGTGTCTAATAAATTTAGAGTTAATGTTGGACCATCCACTTTACCACACACCTATGTTTCTGGAGGAACAGTAACATCTGGAATAACTACCACAGTATTCCCAGATGGAACTTGGGGTCCAGTTTTTCCAGTCAAATCTGTTGTTGGACCAAATACTTTTACAGTAGTACTTGGTGGAACAATAATTGATCATACTTATATTTCTGGAGGAACTGTTCAGAAATATCAAAATTTCTCAAATAAAGCAACTCAAATAAAAGACTTAGCAATTCAACCAGATGCTGCTACTGGTTATAATGATGTTATTAATTCTTGTGCTAATGTTCTTTCCGCAATGAGAAGTTGTGTTGGAGTTGTTACAACAATTTTGGAAAAAGGTCCATATGGCCCATACGGAGCACTTAAGTCAGATGTCAATCCATATGGTATTAAAATAACATATCCTGGAAATTTTGGTGTAGGATCAGACATTCCAAATGATCCTTCATTCTCTCCAGGAGTTGGAAATGTATTAAAAGGGCCCTATATTAGAAATTGTACCAATTTCATTCCCGATAGTATCGGAATGAAAGTTGATGGATTTGATGCAGAACCTGGAGACCAAGATGATCAAGGTATTACTGGAATGATGAGTGTTGATAGCTACACTCAATACAATCAAAATGGAATCGGGGTTACCATTACAAATGGTGCATATGCTCAATTGGTTTCAATTTTTACAATTTGTACAGATGAATCAATTGTTACAGAAAATGGAGGACAATGTGATATTACAAACTCAAACTCTTCATTTGGAAGGTTGGGTCTTGTTTCAAGAAGAGTAAGTGACAATACCACTAAATCTATTTACAGAACAACTGCTGAATTAATTCAACCTGCAATATTTGGTGACTTGCAATTAGTTGTATCTGGTGTTGGATCTCAACGTCCATATGATGGGCAAGCCTTATATATTGATGAGTTATATTATGCAGTAGAGTCTATCAGAGTTACAGATGGTGGTTCTGGATACACTACAGTACCAAACATTGTCATCGATGCTCCATCTGGACCAAGTGGAATTAGAGCCCAAGCTTTAGCGGTTCTTGATAATGGTTCGATTAGTGAAATACTGATTGTAAATACTGGAACTCAATATGAAGCAACACCTTTAGTAACAATAGATCCACCTTCAACTCCAGGTGGAATCACTGCTACTGCAGATGTTTCTAGTATTGCTCCAATATATTATAAAGTTGGGTCAGCTACTTTACCTCATGCTGGAATTAGTACTATCAGATTAGTTACTGGACTAAATGCACCAGCTACAACAGGGCAAACAGTTTATCTGCAAAGACAGAGTTTGCAGATTGTTTCTTCCCATTCTTTTGAATATATAGGAGCAGGGAATTTTATCCCCCAAGCAAGACCTTCTTTAGGAGGTGTTGTAATTCAAGAAAATGAAGTTATTATGGAAAATGGTGGGATTGTAGTTTATACAAGCACCGATCAAGCAGGAAACTTCCGAATTGGTGATGGTGTTGTGATTGATCAAGCAACTGGAACCATTTCTGGTAGATTTTATGTTAAGTCATTATTCAATAGCGTAACACCATTTATCTTAGCACTAGGAGGTTAATCTCATGGCAGCAGCAATTGCTATTAATAATTTTAGAACAATTACTCACATTCTTACAACTGGAGCTCCTACAGAAATATATACATCTCCAACAGGATATACTTCAGTATTTCTATTAATTCAAGTTACTAACACAGACACAGTGACAAGAACATGTAGTCTTTATCATACTAGACTTTCAACAAATACTGAAATTGTTATAAATTTTCCAATTCCAGCTGGTGATACTGCAAGTTTGCTACCAGGTAAATTAGTATTAGAAACTGGAGACAAGATTGCAATAAGCGGATCTGTTGGAACTAATTTGAAATTTCTAGCTTCTGTTTTAGAAACATCTAACTTCTAATTTTAATCTATATAAATGAAAGGATAAGTCATGCCTAATTACGAATACGTTTCTGGTAGAAAAAGTCAAATAAAACTAGGAGTACCTTCATATTCTGATAATAGAACTGTACTTGAAGTAACTTCTGGTAAAGTTGGAATAGGAACAACTGAAGCATTTGCCAATGCAAAACTTGATGTTATTGGAGGAACAAGATTAGCTGGATCTTTATATGATGGAACTTCTTCACCAGGAAGTAATACTCAAGTTTTATCATCAACAGGATCTGGGTTGTTATGGGTCGATGCTTCAGATCCAAATAGTATAATTGGAATTACTATACAAGAAGAAGGTGCAACGGTTGGAACAGCTGCCAGCGTTCAAACAATTAATTTTGTTGGTAATAATATAAGTGCTACAGCATCAGGAACAATAGCAACAGTTACTGTAGATCCTTTTGATGCAGCTGGTGAAAATGGCCAAATTCAATTTAATGATGGTGGGGCATTTGCTGGATCAACAGCATTTTATTACAATAAAACTTTGGCAAGAGTATCTATAGGAAAATCTACTCAGAATCAAACATTTGATGTGGAAGGATCTGGAGACTTTAGTGGGGATCTTTATGCAAATAGAATTTTTGTTGATCAAATATCTCCTTCTCAACAAAATGAATTGGCAACAAAAGAATATGTTGATTTCTTCGCAACTGCTGCTATCGTTATTCAACAAGCTGTAGCAGCTGCAACCACTGCAAACATTGGATTTGTAACTTATATTAATGGACCTAATGCTGGAATAGGAAGTAGTACATTAGGTGTTGGGGCTGCACTATCAGCTACTACAAATGGAATATTAGTAATTGATAGTTATAGTCCAATAGTTGGAGATAGAATTTTAGTAAAAAATCAAATATTGGCTCAACATAATGGATATTATGGTGTGGCAAGTACAGGAAGTGCTTCATCAAAATGGCTTTTGACTAGACAAAGTGATTTTGATGAACCAGATGAAATTACAGAGGGTGCTTTTTCATTTGTAACTAATGGAGAATTGAATGGAGCAAACGGATTCGTTCTTATTGAAGTTGATCCATCATTTGAATCTGGAGGATATGTTGGATTCTCCAGTTTAAACTTCACACAATTCTCAGCTCCAGGTCAAGTTAATGCTGGAGATGGTTTATTTAAGGTAGAAAATACTGTCAATGTCGGAACTGCTAGTTCTTCTAGAATAGTAGTAAATGCAAATGATATAGATTTAGCTAATGTAACTACAACAGATACATTTGTAAATAGTGGTGATACTAGATTTGTAACAAAAGTAATTACTGATGGATATGGAAGAGTTACGGGAATTACCAGCGATAGACATTCTTTTGCTACCTATAGCACAGCAGGAATAGCAGCTTTTGAATCTACAGATTTTTATATTGGTTCTAATGGATTAGTTGGATTGGGATCCAATTTACAACTTGGTGGAACTAGCCAAATACAAGTTGGAATTCTAACAGCAACTCAAATATTTGGAACAATTAATTCTCTTGCAACTGGTATTGGCAATATCAATGCTGGTATTGTAACAGCACAATTTTTCTATGGAAACGGTTCAAATCTTACTG